CAAGGGATTATGTCAGCCTCGAAGAATCGTACCGTTCCACGCTTTCTGCTAATTCTCTACCCCGTGGCTTCTACGACACCCAAGACGACTTCGCCAACTTCATCGGCCAAGACGTTTCCCCACAAGAACTAAATGCTCGCATCAGCCAAGGATACAACGCCGTACTCCAAGCAGAACCAGGCACCAAAGCAGAACTACAACGCCTATACGGACTCAACGACGGAGACATCGCCGCCTTCTTCATAGACCCCGAACGGTTCAACCAGTCAGACGCAATCAAAAAAGCCCAAGCCGCACAAACAGCATCAGAAGCTCGCCGTCAAGCAGGCATCACCCTGACCACCCAACAAGCAGAAGCACTAGCAACTGAAGGTGTCACAAGGCAAGAAGCCCAACAAGGTTTCGCAGCCATCGGCGCACAACAAGAACTATTCCAAGCAGGTATGGAAGGCGAACAAGCCATCAGCCAACAAGAACAAATCGCCGGAACATTCGGAACTAACGCTGAAGCACGACAAGCCATCGCACGTAGACGGCGTTCACGTCAAGCAGGATTCGAAGCAGGTGGAGGATTCGCCGCAAGACAATCAGAACAAACAGGTCTAACCACCATCGGTGAATAACAATGTGTTATAGTAATACCGATGCCGATGGCAAGACTTACTGATAGCCCCCCTAATCAGTAACGAAATAATGGGGTGTAACAACTAGCAGCCACCACGTTCCTCCGATGTGGTGAGGGCTTAAGGAGAGTGCAATGTCAGATTTCAATGAAGATTATGATTCAGAGATAGACGACCAAATGGATGTCGAACCCAAACAGAATCCTGTACGGGCAAGAATGAAACAGTTGGAAAAAGAAGCCAGTGAACTACGCAAACAAGTTGCAGAGTTCGCCACAGCCAAACAAGAACTTGCTTTCGTGAAAGCTGGAATAGACACCAGCAACCCACGATTCAAATACTTTGTCAAAGGCTATGACGGTGACTTAACCCCTGAAGCAATCCGTGAGGCCGCCGAAGAAGCACAACTAATTACACCCCAGACAGATGACTCCGACAAGCGAGCCTGGCAGCAAACCAATAAAATTGCTGCTGGAAGCGAATCGGCACCACCACCTCCATCTTGGAACAAGCGTATTAGTGAAGCCACTTCTGAAGCAGAGGTCTACAAGATTTTTGAAGAAGCACAAGCACAAGGCATAGACCTTTTTTAACCACTTCTATCCAATAAGGAAAAACTAAAATGGCTGATTATTACGCAGCAGAAACCGGCACAGCAAACCTACAAACAGACCAGGTGGCATTTGAGAAGTTGGCATATTTTGCCCTTCGCCCAGAAATGTACTTCGACCAGTTTGCAGATGTTCAAGCCACAAACGCAACCAACCCAGGTGCATCAGTTAAGTTCACAGTATTCGCAGACCTTGCAGCAGCAACCACTGCTCTTGGCGAAGCAGAAGACGTAACCCCTGTCGCAATGAGCGACAGCCAAGTTACTGTCACTCTCAACGAATACGGTAACGCAACTGTAACGACAGCAAAACTTCGTGCAACCTCGTTCCTCCCTGTAGACCCAGTAGCCGCACAAGCAGTTGGTTACAACGCTGGTTTGTCAATTGACACCATCGCTCGTAACGTGCTTGAAGCAGGCGACAACGTGATTTACGCAACAGGTGGAGCAGTTGACCCATCCAGCCGTACAACCGTCAACGCTGACGACACCCTCTCATCGAACGATGTTCGTCGAGTTGTCGCACAGCTTCGCGGCGCAAACGTACCTACCATCAACGGTTCGTATGTTGGCTTCATCCACCCAGACGTGTCTTACGACTTCCGTTCAGCAACAGACGCAGCAGCTTGGCGTACACCAGCTAACTACGTCAACCCTGAAGGCATCTACAACGGTGAAATCGGTATGTTTGAAGGAGTCCGTTTTATGGAGTCGCCACGTGCGCCGAAGTTCACTGACGCATCAAACAACAGTGGTTCCAGTGGAACAATTGACGTATACGGCACACTCATTATGGGCCGTCAGGCTCTTGCCAAGGGTATTTCCCTCGGTGGCGAGTATGGCGCACAGCCAACGATTGTGTACGGAACAGTGACCGACCTTCTCAAGCGTTTCCGACCAGTCGGTTGGAAGCACTTTGTTGGTTACGGTGTGTTCCGTCAGGAAGCATTGCGTCGTATCGAGTCTGCATCAAGCATTGGTACAAACGCCTAGTTCCCGACAAGGAATTGATTAGAACCCCATAAAGGTTCAGCGAAGCCCCTGCCCGTTTTGGGTGGGGGTTTTTGCTATCCTATGTGTATGGCAACATTTATTCCACCGGTTGACCCGTTTGTGTATTGGGCTGAACCAGGCGAAAGAGGAATCTTCGCGTATATGAACCCAGGCAAAAGAGGCCGTAATGTGTTCAAATTAACTGATGGTTCTTTCACAGAGTCACAGCCTGGCGACCCGTCAATTATTTCTATTACTTACCACGGTGGTCACGTTCATCCGTTGACTGCTGCTGAGGAAGCAGATTTGATTGCTGCTGGCTATGGGGATTACATTGAAGCATAGGGAAGACCATCCGAATTTGGATGTTGAGGGTTGTTTTGCTTGTAAAATTACAGGCATACAGGTGGGGTCTAATTCGACTACTACTCGTGGTTCGCAGGTAGCGAAAATCAATGAGCGTGAAAAGGGTTGGAATAAAGATATGCCTGCTTATAAGCGTCTTCGTGAGCAGGGTTTGCAACCTAGACAGATTGATGGGGCTTCTGTGTTGGAATCACGCGCAACTGAACGCTGGCAAATTGAGGGTTTGCCTGCGTCTGAAACGTGAACTATCAAGATTGGCAAGGGTTTGATGACCCTAACTTTGGTTATGGGGCGATGCTTGATGGGTTCAAGAAGTCTTTACCTAAGAATGTAAAACTGGACAAACACGCTTCTGTTCACGTTCATATGCAAATCCCTAATGCTTGTAAGGGTTGGTTCAGAGGGCAACATAGGGTTTTGTTTTCTATGTGGGAAACGGATTCTTTGCCTGGGAATTTCCGTAGGTGGATTGAACATTTTGACCAGGTTGTTGTTCCTTGCCAACATAACGTGGAACTGTTTAGTCAGTTTCATAATGATGTTTCTTATTGTCCTTTAGGGGTAGACCATAGTTTTTGGAAACCTATGGATGTTGAACGGACTGATGTGTTCCGGTTTCACGGTGGTGGTTCTTTGTGGAGGCGTAAAGGGCTGGATGTTTTGGTGAACGCTTTTAATGCTTTGAAGTTGCCTAACGCCGAGTTGCATATCAAGGCCGCGCCTCACGCTAAGGATGTGCCTGTGAATCGTTTAGGGGACAAGGTGTTTTTGAACAGGGATTGGATGACTCGTGAGCAGCATCGTGACTGGTTCAACAAGGCTGATTGTTTTGTGGCTGTGTCTCGTGGTGAAGGTTTTGGTTTGATGCCTTTGCAGGCTATTGCTAGTGGTGTCCCTACAATCGTGTCAGACAGCACAGGACAGTCCCAGTTCGCTCATTTAGCCTTTGGGGTGGTTCCGTGCCGTAAATCTACGGCAGAGACTCTGGGGCAGTGGGATGAGCCGAATCAGAAGGTTTTGGAGGAACTGATGATGGAAGCATATTCAAACCGTCAAACCATTAGGGATACGGCTGTGGCTCGCGTTCCGGAATCGAAGGTGTTTTCTTGGTCTAACGCCACGAAGAAGCTACTTAGTCTTATCCCAGAGGGAAACCTTTTGGAAGACCCAGTGTGGTATGAACCTGAAATTATGACCAGTATTCAGGTGGTTCGTAAAGTCAACGCCCATATCGGGCCGCAGTTTTATAGTTTGAAACCAGGGGAAACTTATGTTGTTCCAGAGAATGTGCATCAGGTTCTTTTGAATTCAGGGGCTATCCAATAGTGCTATAATCACACAAGTATGGCTGCACCTGCAAGACAAGATTTAACTATTACTCGTGGTGATACCGAAACGGTAGAGGTCACTATCACTACTGACGGTACAACTGCCGTGAATATTACTGGCCGTACCTACACGTCACAGATGCGTACCACTCCAGATATTGCTGCGATTTCTATTACCGGCACTTGCGTTGTTACTGATGGGGCTGCTGGTGAGATGACTGTTACGTTTGCTGCGGCTGATACTGCTGATTTAGACCCTGGCTTTTTGTATTGGGATTTGCAGGAAAACGCTTCTAGTGTTATTACCACTATTCTTTCGGGTACTGTAACGGTTCTTGCCGATGTGACCAGGTAGTTTATGGCTACCACAAAGGTCACTGTTGCTGTTTCGAATGAACCAGTTGTTGTATATAAATCTGGTACTTCTATTGTTTTGGCGTTGGCTGACCCTTCTGTGCCTGCAACTGTCGGCACGAAAGTTTTAGTTGTTGGGTCAGAGTCGGCTGGTCCACAGGGAGCAAAAGGGGATACAGGTGCAACAGGTGCAACAGGACCAACAGGTCCTACAGGCTCTACTGGTGCTACTGGTTCGCAGGGTGTGACTGGACCTACTGGTTCGCAGGGTGTGACTGGACCTACTGGGGCGCAAGGTGTTACTGGTCCTACAGGTCCTACAGGCTCTACAGGTCCTACTGGTGCTGCTTCTACCGTCACAGGTCCTACAGGCCCTACTGGAGCGACTGGTGCTGCTTCTACGGTGACAGGACCTACTGGCCCTACAGGTGCTACTGGTCCAACTGGTCCAACTGGTTCACAAGGTATTCAAGGGGTAACAGGTCCAACTGGTGCAACAGGTGCAGCTTCGACTGTCACAGGTCCGACAGGTCCGACTGGTTCAACTGGTGATATAGGGGCGACAGGTCCGACAGGCGCAACTGGTGTTGCAGGTCCGACTGGTCCAACAGGACCTACAGGGGCAGCCTCTACTGTTACAGGTCCGACAGGACCGACAGGACCTACAGGGGAAGCATCTACCGTTACCGGACCTACTGGACCAACAGGTCCTACTGGTGCCGCTAGTACAGTTACAGGGCCTACTGGTGCTACGGGTCCTACTGGGCCTACAGGCTCAACAGGGGAGGCAAGCACGGTTACTGGTCCTACTGGCCCTACAGGTGCTAGTGGTTCTTTTGCAACGACACAAACTGTCAACACACAAACAGGAACAACATATACATTGTTGACTGCCGATTTGGGAAAGATGGTTACGTTGAGCAATGCTTCAGCCATAACGGTAACTGTTGGCACTTCTCTTGGATTTACTGCTGGTCAAAGCCTTGACTTGTTAAGTCTTGGGGCTGGTCAGGTTACTGTTTCTGCTGGTGGTGCGACCCTTACTGGAACGCCAGGGTTGAAACTTCGAACCCAATATTCAAGTGCAACTTTGTTTTGCATCGGAACCAACAGTTTTGTTCTTATTGGTGATTTGAGCGCGTAATGCCTATCCGACGTGGGGTAGTTGCTGCGAGCATTACTGAATTACCAACTGTTTCTATTGGTTCGGTTACTAACTTCAACCAAGACCGAGCCACATTCAACGCCACAGTTAGTGCTAATTATCAAAGCACAACAGTTAAGTTTCAGTACAACACTACAAATAACTTTTCTTCTTTTACGGAGGTAACTGCTACTGGTTCACCTGTTACTGGCCAATCTGTTGCTGTTTATTACAACGTAACTGGTTTGTCTGTTGGCACGACTTATTATGTTCGAGCTGTCATCAGCAACGGCATTGGTACGGTTACTACTTCTTCTACTTCATTTACTACTTGGTCGCTGAAGACATATACAAAGACAACTTCTGGAACCGTCAATGACGCTGTGTATCTACAAACCATTACACCTACTGGTGGTTCTGCTATCACTCCTTATATCTTCAACGTGTTCTTCTTTGGTGGTGGAGGTGGAGGTGCTGGAGGTGGTGGAGGTGGAGGTGCCTACTACTACAACACAGGTAACGTTTCTGCAACATCAGCAGTTAGTTCTTATTTAAACGTGACTGTTGGTGCAGGTGGTGCTGCTGGAAACATTGCTGATACCAACGGTGGTGGTGGAGGTACTTCAACCATTTCAGGTTCATCTTTTTCTACATTGACTGCTACTGGTGGTGCTGGTGGACAATATACAAATGTGGGTACTGGTGGTGCTTCAGGTTCAGGTACCAGTTCATCATATGGTGGTGGTACTGGTTCTGTAACTTCTACTGGTAGTGGTAAAGATATTGTTTACTATTTCGCTTCAGGTGGTGGTGGAGGAAACTTCTCTGCTGGAGACAATGGACACCTATCAGGCAATGGATATGGTGGTTCAGGTGGTGTAGGTGGACAGGCTTTTGGTTACGCTGGTGGCTCTGGTGGTGGAGGCTACGGCTCTACAGCAAATGGTCAAGGAAACAGAATTCTTTTTGCTGGCAATATAGGCGTGTACGGTTGTGGTGGTAATACTGCAGCTGCTGGCACAGCAGGAATGTGTTATTTCCAATACTATGGACCGTGATTATGAACATTGAACCATTCAACCTAGACGTTGTAAACAAATACAATATGTTTTTTATGTTGCAAAAACTAAACGCAACATCAACGATTAACCTGTACTACCAAGAAGTAAACAACGA